CCGCTGGAGACCCAAGTGTCTTCGCTGGCACAGCCATATCGGCAACCAAGATGATCGTGAAAGGCTAGACCATGAGAACTATCCCAGAGTTACAAGAGGGTACGCATAGGGCCAAGGCTTCTGGTACTCTGCCGAATGGTAAGCCTGTTATCGTTAATGCTGACGGAACTGTGAGTGTTGTTGGTGAGTCTGCGGTAGATAGTTCTGCTGGGACTCCTGTGACTTTAGACTCTGGGCAGATTTCATTTAGAGCTGCAGCTGCATATGATGTTAATTCAGGAAAAATTGTTATTGCGCATAGAAAAAACGCCGCAAATGGCCCCGGCAGCGCAATTGTAGGCACTGTAAGCGGCACCTCTATCAGCTTCGGCACAGAGGTCCAGTTTACTAGCGGAGACCCGAGAGACGTATGGGTTGAGTATGACGCTAACGCGCAGAAAGTCGTAATCGTTTTTCAAAACTATAGTAGTTCAGGCTATGGCACAGCAGTTGTGGGGACTGTCAGCGGTACGTCCATTAGTTTCGGCAGTGCTGTTGTATTTAACAGCGCAAACACGGAGGGGCCGTGTGCATCTTATGACTCTGACGCACAAAAGGTAGTTGTAGCTTATACAAACCGGGGTTCATCTAGCAGGGGCGAAGCCAAGGTCGGAACGGTTTCAGGTACATCCATATCTTTTGGCTCTAGCGCTGTTTTTGACTCTGCAATTGTCACAGACCCGACTGTTGCTTACGATACGGTAAATCAGAAAACGGTCGTTGGCTACAGGGCTGATCCGTCTGGCACATTTGGTAGAGCCATTGTAGGTACTGTAAGCGGCACCTCAATATCCTTTGGGTCAAGCGTAAACTTTCTGTCAGGCGCACCTGATATTACAGCGACGACTTATGATGCCAGCGCACAGAGAATTGTTATATCTTACAAAGACGACTCCAACTCTGGACACGGCACATCTATTGTCGGTGAGGTGAGCGGCACATCAATCAGTTTTGGCTCTCCTGTAGTTTTTAACGCTGCCAGCAGTAGCTCAATCGTCTCTACTTACGATGCCAATGCTAGAGCTATCGTTGTGTCTTATCGGGACAACGGTAACTCTGGTCGCGGAACCTTTACAACGGGCGTTGTGAGTGGAAATAGCATTTCGTTTGACTCCCCTACGGTGTTTTCAACGGGGTCGTCTACTACTATGGGAACTGCCTACGAAAGCTCTGCGAAAAAAGTAATTACTGCGTTTGCCAATTACACATCTGGAAACGGTGAGGCTGTTGTATTGACGCCTACCTCCACCTCCACAAACCTCACAGCCGAAAACTACATCGGTATGTCTACAGGCGGCACTGTAGCAGACGGTAGCAGCGCCACGGTAGACATCATCGGCTCACTCAGCACAAACCAGTCTGGCCTCACCGCAGGGCAGCAATACTACGTCCAGACAGACGGGACGATAGGCGAGACCGCTGCCGATCCAAGTGTCTTTGCAGGGACAGCAATATCTGCTACAAGTTTAGTAGTAAAAACATAAGGCGACGCCATGCCGTTAATTCCGCTCAACATCCCAGCAGGCCAATACAGAAACGGCACTGAGTTTCAGTCTCAGGGGCGCTGGCGTGACGCAGACCTTGTTAGGTGGCATGAGGGGGCGTTGCGTCCTGTGGGCGGATGGCGTCAGCGCGGAAGCGTGGACATCGACGGCGTTGCTCGTTCAATGGTTGCGTGGGAAGACAATTCAAACAACAGGCGTATAGCTTTTGGTACGCACAACAAGCTCTACGCTATGGGGTCAGGCGATACGGTCAGCGACATTACTCCAGCCGGGTTCACGTCTGGCAGAGTGGACGCCACGGCGTTTACTGGGTACAGCGCGAAAACCTTTGGCGGTGGTCTTTACGGGCTTCCGGTAGAGGATACCAACAACATCCTCAAAGCAACCACATGGTCGTTGGAAAATTGGGGTGAGTACCTTTTGGGATGCACAGCCGACGACGGCAAGATTTACCAGTGGCAGCTCGACAGTTCTACTCCAGCCGCCGTTTTGTCAAATGCGCCAGTAGACTGCTCCGCAATGATGGTAACGGAAGAGCGCTTTGTGTTTGCACTGGGCGCTGGAGGAAACCCCAGAAACGTCTCATGGTCCGACCGTGAAGACAACAACACATGGACACCCGCAGCCACAAACGAAGCTGGTGACATCGAAATACAAACAAACGGTGTAATATTAAAAGGTCTCCGCACACGCGGTCAGGCGTTGATACTTACCGACCAAGACGCCCACACAGCAACATATAGTGGCCCGCCATTTGTGTATGGTTTTCAAAGAGTTGGAACATCATGCGGGTTGATTGCTGCAAACGCTGCCGCGTCAATAGATCAGGGCGTTATCTGGATGGGGCAGCGCTCGTTCTTCACTTACAGCGGCGGTGCGGTTCAAGCGCTGCAATGCGACGTTGCCGATTATGTGTTTAGTGACATAAACAGCGACCAGAAGTCCAAAGTACACGCCGTTGTCAACAGCCGCTTCAACGAAATTTGGTGGTTTTACCCCAGCGGATCAAGCATCGAGTGCGATAGGTATGTCGCGTATGACTACGCAGAAAACGTATGGATGACAGGCACTATTGACAGAACTGCCGGTGTGGATCGCGGCGTATTCCGCCAACCTCTTTGGATTTCTGCGGAGGGAATTTTATACGAGCAGGAAATAGGATTTAGTTACAGCGGAGTTTCGCCATTCGCAGAAACAGGGCCAATCTTGCTTGGAGCCGGGGATCAAGTGATGAGTGTGAAGGGTTTAATACCTGACGAAAAAACACTCGGGGATGTCAGTGCTTCTTTCAAAACTCGCTTTTACCCAACGGGCGAGGAAAAGACGCACGGCCCTTACAGCATGGAAAACCCAACGAGCCTAAGATTTACGGGCCGACAGGTGAGAATGCGCGTCACGGGAGACGCCTCCTCAAGCTGGCGTGTCGGCATTATGCGGCTTGACGCGGTAGCTGGCGGTCGCAGATGAGCAGAATTGTTCCACCCCTCGCGCCAGACATTCGGCAATGGGCTGAGAATTTGCGCATCTATCTTAGCCGCGCTTTAGACCAGATGAGCTTCAAGGAGACCTATTCGTCTGCATCCGAAAATGGCGTCTTGCTGTGGGATAACGTGAACGGCTATCCGGTGGTCAGCAAAAACGGAGAATGGCGTCAGGTTGTGCTGGAAGATGGCCAGTATGCTGGCGGCGTTACAACGGATCAGACTGCTGCGTCTACAAACACAGCGTACGCTTTGACGTACACATCAAGCATTGCTGATGGCATTACAAACGGCACACCAGCCTCGCGCTTGGTGTTTGAGGAAGCTGGACAGTACATGGTCAGCTTTTCGGCGCAGATTGCGTCCACGTCCAGCTCAACTGTAAACTTTTGGTTTTGGCCCCGCGTCAACGGCACAGACGTTGCTGGCTCAACCATGAAGAACGCATTGCATCAAAACGGCTCGGTTCTTGTTGTCAGCAGGTCAGCGATATTTGAATTTGCGGCCGGAGATTACTTGGAGGCGATGTGGGCTGTTGACAGCACCAGCGGATTTCTGCACTCAACTGCGGCAACGGCGTTTGCACCCGCAGCGCCGTCCTCAACCATTGCGATAACGAGGCTGCACGGATGACCAGTGAAAACGTCATAAAAGTCAGCTTCGAGCCGCAGCAAGATCCTATGGTGGAAATGTTCGCAGTTTTGCCAGAGAACCTTCCACCGGTGATTGACGACGCGCGACGCTTTATAGCGATGTCCACTGCGCGCCAGGACAATGTAAACGCCGACCACATCGTCCAAGACCTATACGATGGCATGTCCCTGCTCTGGATGGTTTACGTCGACGGCACCCCAATGGCGTCCGTCGTTACCTGCATTCTGCACCACCCGCTGCGCCGCAATCTCAAGATCGAGTGGATGGGCGGAGAGGACATGCACCTCTGGGCCGGAGAGGCATTGGCCACTTTGACAAAAATAGCGAAAGAAGCTAAAATGGACGCGATTGAGACTGACGGTCGCAAGGGGTTTGCAAAATACGCAGAGGCGGCTTCCTTCCGTGAAACGCGCAGGCATTATGAGATGGAGCTGAGCCAATGAGTTCGACTAAGACGCAAGAAACCAAACTACCTCAGTGGCAGGAAGACTTCATCCGCCAGGAGATCCTCCCGCGCGGCATTGAAATCGCCGATACGGAATACACCCCATACGAAGGTGAGATGATCGCCGGAATGACGCCATTGGGAGAGCAAGCTCTGTCCGGGTTTGGGGGGCTGGACACCAGCGGCCGGGCATATAGCGAAGCAGCAGATGTGCAGCGTGGGTTGACGGGATTTAGCCCCCAAGCAATGCAATCGGCCCAACTGTCCCCGACGTCTACTATGGACGCCGCTCAAATGGGTGGCATAGAGCGGATGCGAGCAGCTCAGCTCCGCCCGGCGCAGACCATGCAGGGTGTCGGCGCTGTAGATGCTGCGCGGGCTCCTGGGCAAATTGACGTTGACACGCTGGCAGCAACAGACTTTGGCGCGTATATGTCGCCCTACACTCAAAACGTAATTAACCGCAGCCTCGAGACGCTTGGCGGCGCCCAGGAGCAGGCGCTAAATAAGCTGGGGGCGCAAGCGACCGCAGCACGCGCGTTTGGCGGATCACGCCAAGGAATTGCAGAGGCCGGAACCCGCGAGGCATACGGCAAGCAGGCGGCGGATCTTGTCGCCGGATTGCAGGAGAAGGCGTTCACGCAGGCGCTGGGCTCAGGCCAGTTCGACATTGGCAACGTGCAGCAGGCGCGCGCATTGCAGTCAGGTCAGCAGATGACCGCCGAAACACTTGGGCAGCAGGCTCGCGAGGCGGGTGCGGCCCGCGATCAGGCGGCACGCGCCGGCAACATGGCAGCAGCAAACCAGTTCTCAATTCAGCAGGCTCAGTTTGAGCAGGCGGCAGCCGCACAAAATGCGCAAGCCGCCAATGCGCGTGCAGCTCAGCAAGCGCAACTTGAGCAGGCGGCACGCTCTGGCAATATGGCTGCTCTTAATCAGGCGGCATCCACGCAAGCAGGTTTCGATCAGGCTGCCAACGCAGCCAACTACCAGGGGCAGTTCACCGGCGCCGGCATACAGTCCGCAGCTGCAAACGCAATGGGCTCCCTCGCGGGGCAGGGATTGCAATCGCAGCTCTCTGGCCTTGGCGCGCAGATGTCTGCCGCAGAGCAGGCCCGCGCCCTGGAGCAGGCTCAGCTGCAAGCTGATTACGCAATGTTCCAGGAGCAGCAAGCATACCCGCTATCGCAGCTTAACGCGGTCCTGGCCGCGGGATCTGGCATTCCGGCGGGCCTCGGCACTGTCACAAGTCGCGATCCGTTTGGTGGGTTGACGGCGGTTGGCAACCTTCTTGGAGGCTTTGGTTCGGCGGCTACAGGTTACACGGCGTACAGAGGAATATAGACATGGCAAGACTATTCACGCAGGAAGACATCGACCGTATGAAGGCCATGAACAAGGACATGACCGGCGTCACGGTGGGCACATTGATGCTGCCTAATGAGCTCGAGGACTTGGGGTACGGGTCAGCGGCGGAAGATCCGGCGCCGGAACCTGTTACCGATCCAGTCGTCGAGGCTGCGCCTGTTGCTACGTCCGTTACTACGCCTGTCGCTGATACGGCCACAAGCGGCGCGGCAACACTCCAGCAGCTTCTGGCGCTCCAGACTGCCACTCCGACAGATCCATACGAAACCCTGAGCAAAACGCAGCGCAAGATGTTGGCGTTTTCCGCGCTGTCTGACGCAGGCGCGGCTCTGGCGGGTCGGCAGGGCGGAAATTTCAACGACATGCTCGGCCGCTTCAACGAGCAGGCCGACATGCAGCGCAAGGCTACGGCGGCGCAGGCTCAGCAGCAGATGCTGCAAGGGCTTATTGGCACCGGCGGGGCGGGTCAAGATCCGCAGGCTCGCATCCAGCAGCTTCTCAACCTGGCGATGGTGAACCCGAGCATGGCGCCGGCAGTCAAGCTAATGATCGAGGAGCTGGATCGCCAGAAAACCCAAGGGACGGAAATTTCCGGCAAGGCGGCTCTTATCGCGCGCATCGACGCCCTGATGAACGACCCCAACTTGGAAGACGCTCTGGGCTTCGAGGGCATCGTCCGGGGGTTCGCCTCAAATGTTGGCCTCGATCCGAATGTGGCCCGAGTTAATGAGATGATAAAGCAGGTCCGCGGCGACGTGTTCTTGCAGGCGTTTGAAAAACTGAAAGGCGGCGGCCAGATCACCGAGCTGGAAGGCATGAAGGCTGAGCAAGCTATGGCCCGCCTTGGTCAGATGCAAGGGTATGACGACTACGTCAACGCACTCAAGGAGCTGCGCTTCTACGTTGATATTTTCTCACGCAGGCTGCAAGGGGAGAGCATTCCCGACGAGATGATCTACACTCCTGGGCAAGACCCTCAAGGCGGCAACTCAGATCCGTTGAACATTTTATAATAGGGTAAAAGCATGGCCTCCATACAAGAAATCCGCAGTAAATACCCTCAGTATAACGAAATGAGCGACGAGGATCTTGCGCGGGCGCTCCACGGCAGGTTTTACTCTGACATGGACTTCGGCGAGTTTTCAGAAAGGATCGGGCTTGCTCCCGCTCAGGAGGCTCCGACGATCCCCGAAGGCTCCACGCTGCTAAAGCAATACCCAGACGGCGGCTACATCACGCAGAACCGCAAGACGCGGCAGATGAATTATGTGAACCCTAACGACGCATATGTGACCGCCGACCAGGGCACAATCACCAGTATCATGCGTGAAGGCGGAGACGCTGCAAAAGTTGTCAAAGGCGAAATGTCTCGCGATGTCGTTGGCGAAGGCTTCACGTCGCTGGCCAGTGGCTTTGGCAAGGGTGTTCCGTTTGCTCGCGGCTATGTTGAGAAAGCGATGGCCGCAGTGAACCCAAACATCAGCGAAGAGACTATCCGCGCAGCCATAGGGTCGCAGGAGGCAGAGCTTCCCGCTTTGACCACTACCGGCCGCCTCGCGACTGGTGCGTCCACCGGCTTGGCGTCTGGCGCCGACCGCCTTATCAATGCGCCAACGCGCATTGGGCGTGCCGCTCAAGCCGTTGGCTATGGGGCAGGCATTGGTGGCGCTGAAGGCGCTATTGCGGGCTACGGTGAGGGTGGATTGCCGGGAGCAGTAGAGCAGGGCCAAACTGGCTTCCAGCTTGGAGGAATTTTGGGCGCGGTGGCGCCTGTTGTCGGGTCAATCATCGGAGGCGTGAGCCGCCTTAGGGCTGAGATGCCGTTCCGCTCGGACATTAATAAGATCGGCGCTAAGGGCGACGCAAGGAAGTTGATAAAAGACGCCGTGGAGGCTGACGGCGTAGGCGCCGCCGCCGCGGCCAACACACCCTACGGAAACATAGCAACGCTTGGCCCTAACATGTCAAACCTGCTTGACGTCGTGGCGAACACTCCGGGTAAGGGTGCGGCAGTGGTCCGCTCAAACCTAAACGAAACATCCTTAGCCGCGTCGCAAGATCTGTCCAGAACGCTGGACGACGTCCTTGGCGAAGTTACAGCTGGCAAGATTGGCCAGAAGGCCGACATCATGGCGGACACCGCAGAGGCGCGTCGTGAGCTGTATGGTAGCGCGTACACCGCCCAGATAACTCCTGGCGAAGACGCGTCCGACGTAGTTCTGGACCTGTACACCCGAGTGTCTCCAGATGACTTGACCGGCGCCACCACCCTGATGCGTGAAGCAGGAGGGGAGTTTGACTACATGGTGCCGACGCGCGTCAGCGAAGAGCAGGCCAACAAGATACTGAAAAGTAAAAACGGCGTGAATATAACCTACGACGTCGACGGAAACTACATTGCCATGCGGACGCCGACAGTTGAGACGCTGGACTACGTCACGCGCCGGCTGCACAGCCGTGCCCAAGAGCTCAAGCGGTCTGGAGACATCGAGGGCTACCGCTCCAAGACTGCGCTGGCCATTCAGATGCGCAACGCGCTTGACGAGGTCAGCCCAGATTATGGAGCTGCGCGTGCAGCGGGCAAAGATGCTATCGACCAGAAGATCGCGGCAGACCTTGGCACCGACTTGCTGAGCCCGTCGGTGACGCGCGAGGAAGTGCAGATCGCCCTGGACGTCATGGGGCCAACTGAGCTCAAGCAAGTCAGAACTGCGCTGAGAAACCGCCTAGACGAGATTGCGGCAAACGCGAAGGTCAACCCAACAAAGCGCACCGACGCTGAAGTGGTTGAGGCGCTGGCGCAGCTGAAGGCGATGAATACTCGGGCCGTGGCCACAAAGATGCAAATGGTTCTGGGCGACGTTGGCTTTGAGAAGATGTCGAATAAGATCCGGGAAGCCAGCGACGCAATGATTATGGCAGCCTCTGTCGCTCAAAACTCCAAAACAGCAATACGCCAGGCGGTGCAGAAGCGCTTTGAGGAGTTAATCACCCCGACGATGGGCGAGCGCATTGGGCAGCAGGGCTTGCTGGGCGCGCCGACCGCGATGGCGTCTGACCTACTGCTGGCAGGAGGCGGACAAGCGGATCGCATCCGCGCGGCTCAAGAGCAGCTGGCGCCAATCCTATCTCGCCGCATGACGCCGGACGATTTGATGCGTCAGGCGCAGGCTATGGAGCGCGCAGCTCCGGGCATACAGGCAGCTAGAGAGACGGGAGAGGCGACAAAGAGCAACGTCATAAGCGGGCTTCTCGGCGCGGGAGCGTCAGCGCAGGCAGCCGGCGTGCAGCCTCCAGTCGACCCATCTCAGGATCTGTTAAGGCTACTCGCCGGCCCCCGCTAAACGCTACTTCTTGGCAGCTTTTTTAGGCGCAGTCTTAGCGGGCTGCGCCTTCAACGTGTCCGCCGCCAGCTGGTGCAGCTGAGCCGACTGCTCCTGTATGATCGTGGCCGCCTGTTCGCAGAATTTGAACAGCGCCATGATGTTTGTCACGCGGTGCGGATTGTTGAGATTGCGCACCAGTTCTTTCGTTTGGTCGTCGAGCATGTGATCCTCCATGAATGTCACCCTGGCACCCTATAACATTTTTTTCGCTTTGTGAACATTTTGTGCTTGCAAGGGTGTACTGTTACCTCTATGTTAACAATATAGACAGAAACAAGGGAGACACGGAAATGGAATACGCAGCAGCAGTCGAAGCGATCAAAGCAACAAACCTAAACGCATCTCAGAAGCGCGCAGCGCTTCGCTTGATGGGCGCATCAAAAAACAATACGCAGTCCTCAATCGAAGGAGATGCACCAGAATACGAATTGCACATTGATGTTTCAGATCAAGGTTCACACGCCAGCTTCTGCTGCTTCGGGGAAGGCGTTTTATACGAAACCACCTTGTCTATTGTTCTCGGCCCACGCGGCGGGAAAAAAGTTTTGCGCGCTGACAGGCGGTTCTCAGACAGTGGCAACGCAAATAAATTTTATATTTAACCCAACCGGGGGCTACGGCCCCCACCCACCCGGAGAGCATAACATGATGCCAACGAAACAAGACTGGGCGATCCTCGCCATCTGGACGTCACTGTGCGGGCTGTTGATCGCCTGCACGTTAACCGTTAATATTTCAGACGAACCAATGCGCCCCAAGGCGCGGCCAACACACTGGGAGACCGCCAATGGCTAAACTCACCCGCGCCGAAGTCTTAGACACGGCCAAGGAATATGTAACCAAGGACCGGGCGTCCGACCACGGCGACATGGAGGACAACTTCAAGACCATCGCCATCTACTGGAGCGTCCACCTTGGCGTCGAGGTTCTACCGCACGACGTTGGGACCATGATGCTGCTGCTGAAGGCCGCCAGGGCCAAGTCAAACCCGAAGCACGCCGACAACTACATTGACGCGGCTGGATACGCAGCCTGCGCCGGTGAGCTGGCCACAGAGGATAAGGAGGGCGCGACATGAGCCTGGGCCTGGACAGCATCCTACCGAAGCTCATAGCGTGCGCTGAGTGCCACGGAGAGGGCACCGTGGAGCAGGGGTTCGCAT